TCAGGCGGATCGTGTGACCAAAGCCACACAAGCTAACGCTGCTGTGGCGAAGCTACCGCCACCGAAGTTCCTGAACCTTACCGAAACAATGTTTGCCGCAGATACACGAACCGCAGTGATACCGAGATCGCTTGCAAGTGAAGCGTTCGGGTTGAAGACGACGTGGTCGCCCAACTGCGCCCCGGGTACAGAAATCGTTGCCGTACCTTCAGCGCCGGCTGCGATCGTCGGAATAGTGATGTTGCCATCAAACCGGAGATGATTTGTAATTCTCGCACCGGTTGGCTTCATCTTTGACCACGGCACCTTCTTGTCCGGTCCTGCGGGGTTTGAGGCATCGGTGACATAAAACTGATCGCCATCGGCCAACTGGTCGATTTCTGGGAGGTCCTGAACCTTTGTCATCGGCGTTGCCCTTTCTCTATCCTGTCAAGAATGACCTTGATTTCTCGGAGGTCGCCGGATTGCTGCGAAAGCGACTGCTGGATATCCTTGACCGTTTGGGCGATCCCGCTTGTCGCCTGTTCGTTGCTGGTAAGACGATAGTCCAGTTTATCCGTCTTGCTGGAAATCTGACGAACGTCAGACTCGATATTCTTGAACCTCTCGTCAGCGCGAGCCTCAACCGACTTCACCTCGACGAGACGGCTTTTATGAAGTTCCTCATGTGAAATCCATCTGCTGGACTGATCCCGCTCAACACGGGTGATCTCGGTGACGTTCGATTTGATATCGTTCTCCACGCGCTCGACATAGCTGCCGCCTTGCCAAATCGCGGCCAGAGCTGCTGATAAAATCAAGCCGGTGTTGATCATAGAGCCGAAGCGCTGCCACGCGCCCTCCACCTGTTTCAGAGCAGTCATCAGCCTTCTTTCTTCACCGCGCGGATAACCGTGTTGCCGCCCATGTAGAGGCCAGCATAGGTCATGAAAATTGTGAGGAACGTCGGCATATCAAGGCCGATTTCAATCTGCACGCCGGTTCCGATCGACCACAGCACCGCATTGAGCAGCGGGCGAACGGCGACATACCAGGCGATGCACGCCAGCATCAGCCACATGCCAGCAGGACGCCACATCCAGCCGAAAGATGTGTCCTTGTTCATCTCGGCCAACATGAGGCGATTTGCCTCTTTCTGCTGCTCGACTTCCGCAAGGATCAATTCCGGCGCGATTGGCTCCACCTTGGCGACTGCCTCGTCGATCTGAGACTCGGGCAGCTTTGGCAATTCTTCTGGCGTGACCCCCGCCTGCGCGGCAATGGCATCTATAACAGTGCCGCCGATCTCACCGACAACGCCGCCCACCTGCTTTTCAAGGATGGCTTTGACGGCAGTTGCGCCGACGCGCGCCGCAGCGCCGATCAGGATAGAAGCGAGAGCGCTCATGCCGCCACCTCTTTATAAGCCTCAGCGCGCGCGCTGGCGGCGCGGTGCTTGGCGATGAGATAGACCGTAACCACGATACCGACCACGCAGACGGCTCCAAGCACCCACAGAGTAGCCGTGTCGGTGACAGCGGTTGGCTCGATGACAGGAGCGCCGCCACTGGCCGCCGAGGTCGAAGCCGTTCCGGCCGCTGTCTTCGCAGCCGTGCTGGACTGCTTCTTCGCCGCTTCGGATTCCTTATTGGCCGCGACCTTTACCGCCGCCTCAGAGACGCCCATAGCCGCGAGAGCCATTGCAACGCCCTTGGCCTCGATGTCAGCGACACGGCGGCCCCAGCCCTTGCCGAATGTCTTCCAGATAGCCAACGACTGCATGAATGAAAGGCGAGCGCGGCAGATGCGCTTGACGGTTTCGCTGTGGTCATTGCTGCCGGCCGACGCCTTCAGCCATTTGATGCCACGCGACAGGCCAGAGTTGACCGCCGCATCATAGACGGCCAGATCGACACCGGGAAACAGATTGAATTTGACGGCCGTGGGATTCCAGTATTGCTCACGGTAGATGATGAGCGCTTCCGAAATGGAGATGTTGCGAACTGGCTTCATCTGAAGCCCGCGCACCTTCAGCCAAGAATGATAGACGGCCTCAGTGACGCCATACATCGTCTTGCCGCCGGGATCGGCCTTGTGGTCGCTCCATCCGCCTTCCCATTTCGCGGTGATGTTGTGGCATATGGTGAAACGGTCGGACATCCGGCATCCCTCGATTTGATGCCGGGATATTCTCCTCTCAAGCCCATAGCTGCAAAGCACAGCTTGCGTCGGACATTGCGTAATTATCCCTTTGCCTTACTTGATAACGAGATGCGGAACATTTTATTAGGAAACATCAGTTGAGTGAAATCAGAATGGGGCGACCAACGATGACAGATGAAGAGATAGTAGATCTCATGTACGAGGCTATGAGACAGGTGGTGGTTGCAGAACGAACAGCTGACGAGCGAGACTGGCAAATGCCTGACTATAGCCCGAAACAAACAGCTATCGATTGTGCCAAAAGAGATTTACGTGAACTGCTTTTAGCGTTGAGGTCAACCTGAACTATATTGCGTGGGCGGTTAAATATGTACGAGAACCATCGCCGCTTACGGTTTTGTCGCCAGCAGCAGCGAAGTTCACCCATATCTCAAAGAAGTCTGACCCGTTCGCTTCGACAATATCACGCACTCCGAAACACTGACCAGAAGTGCCATTTGCCCGCCCAATGAACTCGGATATAGTCGCGCCATTTTTCGCGATGCGAATAGAGCATTGAGCCTGATCGACGAGGCCAGCAGTGACATATACCTGACCATGGACAGAGTACTTGCCTGATGGAGGACGCCATTGGTTGTTGTTGAATATGCCACCTTCGTCCATCGACAAAGCTGACCAAGTTAAGCGTGTACTTGTTGCAGAAGGAACAATCTGATCCGTTCCCGCTTTTGTGGCCCGAACGTTCGCTTTGGGTCCAATGGACGCGGGCGAAACCAACACATCACTCATTTTCCCTTGCCGCGTTTCAGTGCGGCTGGCAAACCTGCGAGTGGAACCTACTGTGAATAGTTGTTGGGGAATGATAATTCCGGCTTGTTCAACCCATGCATATCCGTTTGGCGATGCGTGCGTACCGTCACCTGTAAGTGCGACCCCAGCGGGGGCTTGCCATTTTCCACCGTTTCGACCGTTTTCTACAACATCCGCCACATCGAAATAGCCGAATGCACCTTCGATACCGGCGCGAATAGCGTCGTTGAAGGCGATGCGTTGAGAGTTGGATGCAGTGATCGTCTGATTACTTTCCGTAATCCATCCATCGGTCGAGGTTGTTACAGGTTCAACCGTAGCAAGCCAAACCTCGTTGTCGGGGAAGTATTCAATAATAGTTTGAAGCAGGTCTAGGCACGTAGATGCGCTGGCCCCAGCTGTAAAATCATTGATACCCTCGTGAATGAAGACGTGAGAGCAGTAGGACGCGAGAGAAAGGCGCAATGCATGGGAACTGACAAATTCGCTAAGACGCTCACCGCCTCTTGCTACGTTAATGTACCCACACATCTGCCCAAAGGATCTAGCGCCATACCCCTGATCAGACAGTGTATTCGGCACGTCAAACCCTACCGCGCTCTCACGGCTGTCACCAACAATAAAAACGCTCGGCTTGTTCGTGTCACCAATGATAGCTATCGGTGTATATACCGCTGCGGTTCCACTGTTTGCGATTGTCCCACCCATGGTTTGATCAACGATCCCTGAAGGACCGTATGCAGCAGCCTCGCCGCTATCGACATCTTTTCCACCAGAGTAGATAATTCCAGCCGGAGCATCGAGAAACGTCCGCACAAAGAACTCTGCACCATCTGGGATAACAACACTCAATCTGTCGGAAATTGGAGAGTTGCTGAGGTCAGGGACAGCAACACTCGCAGAGCCAGACCACGTTACCTGATGGAATTCCCCAATGGGATATTCTATCGCGGCGGTTATGGTAATGGTACCGCCAGAAGCAGTCTCAGCGTTTCCATTATGAAACCAGTTCGGGAAAATAAGCCGTAAATCGAAAATGGCGCTACGGGCAAAATGCCTGGTACGCGACATGATTTGTTTGTTCGATGGAGTGGAAAATCCGGGAATTACTGACTTGGTCGCGACTTGCCCAACATATGAACGCGGCTTCTTTTCTCTTGTCGCATACCACGCTCGCGCGGTTGCCCCACCAGATGAGAAGGATGGTGGCCGGCCGTTTGGAGCGTCTACAAATGTTCCACCTTTCCCGTCACCAACCGCACTTCCACCGTTCACGCGAATTGCTGTGATGGAAGTCGGAACTTCAAGCGCCAACATCCCCACAGTAGTAGCATAAATCGGCACGTTGCCTTGGCTGACGATATCGCTAGCCCAACCCTCAACGAGATTTTTCGCGGCTTCCACCTCGTTGCCAATCGCAACAATATCCGGCCCGGCGACGAGACGATCTCCATCCTTCATCAACGTCCGGCCATCGTCTATATCCGCTTCGATGATGAGGCCAACCTCGCCAAAATCGCTCTTGACCGACCGGTCAATATCGCGACGGGCTTCCTGCATCTCCCCTTCGAGTGCGTCAAACGCGAGGTTCAGATCCTTGATCGGCAACGGTCCGCCGTTCAAGAACCGGTTCTGACGGCGCGGATCGCGCTCACCGGCGATGACAACGTCGCCAGTCACGCCGGAATTCATAATCACCTTGGCGTTGTTGGAGACGCCTTCGACATACGAGGCCGTGACGGTGAAGTCGACACGCTCCACGCCATCCACATAGACGGACAGGTCATTGTTCGCGAATATGGGGAAAAGGGCCGGGAACTCAGTCGTCGGCACCACCGGAGTGTAAGTTGTAATGCGTTCGTCCGGCGCGGTCGTAGACATGAGAAAAGCCACCAAATCTTCGTTGATCTGGTGGCAGATTGCCCATGCTGAAGGGTTGCCCGCAAAGCACAGGCTATTGCGGCAGACGTGGCCCGCGCTCCGGCGCGCTATCCCCCGGCCCCCACCAGAACGTTTGACCGAAATCTTTTTTCATCCGGCGCTCATATCGGGAGAACGAGGAACGGTAATCAGGATCGATCATCGACTGAATGTTATCGAAGATCAGCCGATCTGTGGCCAGCTTGGAATACCAAAGCGATGAGCCAGGAGTCCAAGCTTTCATGTGCTGGGCCAGCGTTTTGCCGCTCACCTCTTTGTTGCCGGCCATCGTCTGCAACAAATCGCCCGTCGCGCCAATGATGGCACCGGGGCCGGGACCGGCGACGAGCTGCGTAATGCCCTCACCGCCGCGCGTCGTACCGGAATAGACAAAATCGCCCATCATGCCGAGGCCACCACCGCGCATGGCCGCTTCAACCCAGAATTTCCAGTTACCCATGCTCATATCTTGAGGATCACGACCGGCGATGAGGCCTTGAGCCTGCACCAAAGCCGCACCACCCAGCGTGGTCAGCAGGAAAAGCTGTGTGATACGGTAAGCACGATTGGACATGTCGCCCTGCGTCATCGCGCGCATCAGGTGCGTCATCATGAACGTCATCGGAAAGGATTTGAACTGCGTGGCCGATCGCACCGCCTCTCCCATAATGGTGCCGCGCTGCAATCCGCCGGCCATCGCGCCACGGATTCGAGAATCCGGCTCGACCACTGCGAAATGCCGCTCGTCGATCACAGCCGACATCAGCCGGTCAGCGAGCCGCTGATCCTCGACACCGTTCACATCGAAGAACTTGGATCCTTCCGCCTCGATCTGGGGAGATGCCCGCAGCTTGTCCCAATCGTCGGGAGTAAAGCCGTACCGATCAAGGAAGCCACGGAACACGGGATCGAGATCACCATGCTTCAATTCTGCCTGCCGCGCGATCAGCCCCATGAACTCCATAGAGAACGCGCGCTTCAGGCCTTCTGTCCAGCCGTTGATACCGGACAGGCGCATGACGGCATCAGCCGCGCGGCCGGTGATCCCCTGCCCGATTATTTCGTCATCGAACCTCTTGGTGCCGATGGCCGTATCGAGAACGGTTGCAGCCGTCAGGTTCAACTGCTTCGCCAGTTCTTCCGCGCCCTCCCGGTTCGTTGTGAGGTCGCGCATCAGCCGTGACAGGACATTCGCCGCCGGGATCGCATTGTAATTCGAGGCCAGCATTGTGGTGACGGAATCGCCGGGGAGTGCCGCGATAGCAGCGGAGCCGAGGCGAGAGGCCGTCTGAAGATTGCGAATCCCACCGCCGATACCGGCGATCAATTCGGACTGCGCAACGCCGAGGCGACCGGACAAAGCATCATAGGTTCGCTGCACAGCAGATGGTGAGTTCATTGTGACCGAGCGCTGAAGCTTTTTTCCGACAGTGTTCGCACGGATCGTGTCGTCATCACGCGCAGCAGACAGCAGCTTGTCGAATGCTTGTTCGTATCGCGGGCCAAGAACCTCGACGAATGCGATTTCCTTGCCCATGCCCTGAATGTGGCCCATCATCGTGTTGAACAGGCCGCCATCGCCGACGCCGTATTTCTTCATGAGGCGCTTATAGGTTTCGGGGTTTTCGAACCGGAACACGCGGAGCTGGTTGGAGAAGCCGCCCGCGCCGCTGCCCTGCCCTTTGCCAAGCGTGATATCCTTGAATGCGTTCTGGATGATGCCCGGTACCGCCCCGCGCGCCGCTTCGCCCTGCCCCGTCTTGTCGATCACCTTCAGGTTCCCGGCCTCATATTCCCGCCAGAGATCATCAAGGAAAGCGCGTTCGCCGCCCTTCTTCACCTGCTTTGCGTCCCACATCTGCGGGAGCCGCCAGTCTTCGAGGACGGACAGCGGCTTTCCGCCCTTCTTCACCCGGTCCAACGCGTATTTCGTGGCATCGGTGAAGCCCTTGGCCGCAGCCTTGGCATTGATATCGCCAGTATCGACGCCATAAATCTCGTCAACCACATTCCAGATCGTTTCGGTGTCCTGGCGAAGACCGGCCATCGTTGAGCGGTACGGCTCGAATGCGCCGTCCACCATCTTGAGCAAGCGTTTCGTGACGCCTTCAGCATGGGACTCGATGTTAATCGCATCTCCCATCTGGGAACCGCCCTCCCAATTGTCGCGCACCAGTGTCGACATCAGGCCAGACGTTTTGCCTTTGGGGTGCCGCTCCATGCGCTGCATAACTTCCGCCTGCCGGATCGCCTGTTTCGCGGCCATCAGTTTGCGTTCCTGCGCGGCCTGCGCCATGACACGGGCGGCTTCGAGCGCGCTGGCGGCTTCCGCAGACGCTGGCCCCATCTCTGGATAGAGGCGCCCCTGAATGCCTTCGTGCAGGGCAAGCGCGTCATCTGCCTGTTTCTGGCTGATCCGCTTGGCTTCAACGAGCCTCGTCAAGCAATTTGCAATGCTCATTATCAGGCGTCCCTTCCGATTGCGCAGGATTCAATATCTTTCGCCGCTGCGATCTCATCATCAGCTTCGCGAAGAATATCGTTCAAATCTCGCTCTCCGCGACCATCACCCAGATCAATCATAATCGGTTCGACATCACTGGCTGATGCGGCGGCTTTTCGAAGGTCGCCAGCTTTTACCAGAATTTCATGGCCCATCTGATTGGACCTTGGCGAATAAACTGGCGTTCCCTTCTTAATCACATATCGATCAGGCCCTTTACCAGAGCGGTCATATCCAGCAGCGGTGTCCCGACTGAATGTTGTGGAGAGCCATTCGTCAGCGCCCGCATCTCCCCCGTTCCGCTCGCTCCGATAGACAACCAAGTCGCGAGGGGCTGGGATTGCTCCTTTCGTGACAAGCTCGCTGATTTGCGCGGCAGTCATTCCATCAGTGCCGTCATCATAACTGCGATCAACCAGAGACTGGTCACTCTTACTCAACGCTGACTTTGAACGAATTTCGGACTCAATGACAGCATCGAGGGTATCGTGTTCTTCATCACTAAGTCGCTTTGCATTTTTTACTTCAAGTGCGTCGATGCTACCAAGCTGCCGTTCCTCATTGTCCATGATGAGGCGTTCGGCATCCATGATTGCGACCTCTGCAGTTTCCGGCGAGTCGTAAAGCTTCTGGATGTTCTCAGGCGTCAACCGTTCTTCGGCCACGCGAAGCAGATCGCTTCGGCCAACGCGCTCGCCGTCAGTAGCTAGCATTCTATCAAAGACACCACGAACCTCTGCATCCACGTTCACGCCAAGCCCTGATATCCTGCGATAAACTTCTGTGAGCCAAGATTTGAATTTGTCGAAGACAGTCTTGAGCCCTTCCGATGGGGCGTTGCCGTCCCTCAAATACACCTCAAAAGCCTTAGCGAACTGTTCCTGCATGCCTACATCCAGAACGCGATCACGCTCCAAATCGCCTGATGTGCCATCCTTTATATAAGTTTTCAGGTCAGCAAGCGTAACGGAGGCCGATGGATTCGCTGTCATGCTGTCCGCCAACACAAGATCAGCGTTCTTACTCCACCAACCATTGAGCGCCTGCAAATCCTGACCCGCTCGGCTCCCTCCGTTTTTCGCCAAATCCTGAAGTACGCTTAAGAAAAAATGGCCGCTTTCATGAACAACCGTAGATGCGTCGGAACTTTCGAAAAGCCTGATTACTGCTCCGCTATCCCCGAACTGGATTAGGCCTTTTTCTCCTTGGGCGAATTGCACATCACCGGAGCTTTTGTGCATCTTTTCCATGAATGCATGTAGTTCTGCACCCCAGAAGCCTTTAAAGCTTTGGGTATTATTCAGGAAATCTTCCGACAAAACCTTGGCAAAATATTCTGGTTCTTCTGCGACATTGTAGCGCCCATCCAAATGTGCAGCTTCAGTGAAATCACTGATGTTTTGAGCGACCTTCGCTTCGAGCATTTTTGAGCTATTTGTAGCTAACTCAGCTACAGAGGCTTTTTGCTTTTCAGCGATCCTGTTTCGCGCCTCACTAACCAAGGCATCACTGTACTTTGTTGCCGTTCCTCCAACATCGGGGAAAAGCATCTTGCTTCTATCAACATCGTACTCTACAGGCGACGAAGCCCGATCAGCTTGATTCATCGTTTCGCGTGACTGCGTAGCTCTTGCTTCAGCCTCGCCAAAATTTCTCCCATAAGAATCAAGCCCGTCAGACCCACTCGCACCCTTGACCCAGCCCTCTCGGATTTGAATGAGGTGCTGAATTTCATGAAGCAAAGCAGACCTTCGGTTCGCTTCTGTTACACCTGGAAGTGACCACCAGTTCTTGTTGATGCTGACATACCGGCCTCCCTGTCCGTCGACAGACATTGCAACCATCATCTTTCCATTGGCCGATTTTTCAAATGTAGTGACAGACACATCTTTCAGATCGGGATAAGAATTGAATAGGTCTGGATGTTCTATCAAATCCCCAAGTTTCACATTTGATGAAGCGTTCAGGAACTCTCTTGATGTGGAAAGATACTCATTGTGAGGTGTCGCTTCCAAGATGCTGTTGCCAGCATCCTGTTTCAATGAAGCCATATTATCGGATATTTCAAACTTCATCGCTCCATCTGGACCAACGAACCATCCAGTAGACGAACGAACTTCTTCAGGGTCAACACCATCAGCCAAAGCAACGACAGCCTTGTCCAAAGCGCCCTTGTCTGCCGTTCGAGCGCGGACCCCAGCAAACTGAGAATATTGCCTTCCTGTAAACGATGTAGTCCCGCTTCCAGACCTAACTAAAGGCAGCGGATAAAGCTTCAAAAACTCATCAGGTGACATGCCAGAGGTCTCAGCATTGACTCTGTAGAACGCGCCCCACAGCGCGGCCTGCGCATCGGCATGCGCTTTATCAACGCCCGCACCTCGAAGACGCTCAGACATCTCACTGCTTACTTCTTTGCCGCCAGTCGTTGTAAACTCCGCAAGATCACGCCGCCCAACACGTTCCAGCGATGATTTCAGGATATCCGCAGAACCAAGGGCATCACCGAACAGACGCGGACCGGCATCATTCTTCATGGCTTCCGTGGCATAATCGCGCAGAAACTCTGACAGCTTGGCACGGCCAACAGGCTTTTTCAGATCGACATCGGAGAACATGGCGCGGGCAACGATTTTCGACAGCTCATCAGGGCCACCGAACATTTCGCCCTGATGAACCACATCACGGACGGCGCGACCTTCATCGCGGGCCTTCATCACCAGACGCACGGCGTTGACCAGATCATCGGTGATGTCCATGCCAGCCGGGATTTCACCACGCGCCACGGCATCGCGCATCATCGACCACGGCGCCGAACTGTCAGCAAGCGCCCCCGCAATGCCCTTGATGTTGTTGTCGGTGTCTTCGAGCGCGCGGGAAAGCATGGTCGGCTCTCCATAGGCGCGGCCCATCAGCGCGGCGCTGATCCGACGCTCGCCTTCCTGAGATAGAAAGCCATCCTTGTCGATCAGGTTGCCTTGCTCGGCGCGCGGAAGCTTTTGCATGAAGCCGCGCGTGAACGCCTGGTTGCCCGCGGCTTTTATATCCGCACCATCGAGCCGGGACAGCAGGTCGCCATCTAGCAGGCGCGCATCAGACAGCGCCTGTTCGGCAGCGCCAAGACGCATGGCCGTCGAACGGTTGGCGGCAGTGACAAATGCAACGCGGTCTTCGAGATCGGTGACGCGGCGGGCAACGAGAACCGGGTTGCGGATTCCTTCAACATCGAAATTCTGGGACCGCAGATAGTTCAAGTAATTTTCGGAAGGAATGCCACCCTGCTGATAGGCCCGCCGCAACGCAAGCACGCGACCATTACCGGATTCGACGAGACCATCGGGGCCGACGACAGGCGCACCGGTCGATGCGTCAGACGAGAAGCCCAGCCGCTCCGGCTGAAGGTTGGAAGCAATGCCAGTGATCTGATCCTGCGACATCGCGCGGGACCGGTCGCGGGGCTGAAGCTCCTGCGGGAAATCCGGGTTTATGGAAAGGTCATCACGGTTCGACGTGATCAACGAGTCCGCATCGACAACCTCATAGCGCACGCCGACACTGTTTCCGTCAGCGTCATAGACGCGACCCGGGCGCGCGTTCGCCTGTACGAAAGCTTCCGGCGGCAGTTCAACCGGTCTGCCCTGGATCAGGTCATCAAGCGATTTTGTCAGCGCTGCCTGATGCGCGGCAGCACCCTGCACAGATTGCTCGTATCGGCCGGAAGGAACAGCAGCCTCACGAGTGACGACATTTGCGGTATCTTTGACGTGCGAGGGCCAGCTACCGGTTTTCGCCCGCTGCCATGCCGCTGCCAGACCTTTGATGCCACCGCCGAGGATAGCGCCGCCGGCACCCGCCGCCGCGACCTCGCCCAGCGCGTCCGAGATCGAATAGTCCGGCTCGACCTGACGGCGCCAATCATAGTTCAGACCTTGGATAAGGCTTTCCGACGCCATACCGATACCGCCCTCGATGAGCGCGGTTCGCAGCACACCAGACGCTGCGCCAGCACCAAACATGACTGACACCGCGTTGATCGGGTCTGTCATCGCGCCGGCCATTGTTCCCGCGAACCCGCCGACCGTGGAACCCCAGCCAGTTGAGCGGCGCTCCATCGTCTTGCCCGAGGATATCGTCGCGGCACCACGGCGCACGGCTTCCTTGTCGATGAAATCACGATCAGGGAAAGTCAGAGCCGACTGCGGATTCTGCTTCTTCCATGCATCGAACATGCCGCGCGCAGAGGTCTCGAGCGCTTCGTCTGGCGAGAAATCAGCGGGGCCAAGCATGCCAGCCTTCGGCGTGATCCACGGCTGCACCTGCTGGCCGGACTCCTTGTAGAAGTTGCTCATGAACTCACGCTGGATCTCATTCACGATCAAGTCGCGAGAGTTCGAGTTCTTCGCCTCATGCATACCGGCATAGTCGGACTTGAAGCGCTCGATGAATCCGGGGTCCACGCCCTCGAACGGATTCTGCGCAGCCAGTTGCATGGCCGAGCGCATCTGCTTTTCGTCGGTCAGCATCGGCATCAGCGGTCCCTCAGATCAAGAACAAATGCGCTGCCGTCCTGCTTCGTCGCATACATCGGCGCGTCAGGCCGTCCAAACTCGACGAGGTAGCGACCGTCGGCGACAGCGCGTAACCGACCTTGATCTCGGACATCGCGCGCCCGCACAGCGCTGCCGTTCTTGGCCACGACACCAGAGAGATCATCGTCGGTGAGCTGTGAAAGGCGCTTGTCGAAATCGTCTTGCGTCATCCCGTAGCGCGGAACGATTACAGAATAGCCGTTCATGTCGGCAACGCCGCCGGTCACTTCGTCGACGGCCTGCTGCATCCGGGTATCGTTGAACTCGCCTGATGTGTCGCCCGCCTGATGGGACAGGTCAGCATAACGAGCCGTCGCGGATTCAAGCAGGAACTGACGGGAAACCTCCTGCCCCGCGGCAAATGCCTGGATCGGAAGTTTCTCGTCGATCGCAAGCGAATTGTCGTCGGTCTTCTTTGGCGCAAGGTTCGGGTTTTCCTTGAGCAGCATTTGTCCGCGCAGAATGCCTTCGGCCACCGCCGGATTATCCCCGACCAGTGCGCCCGCCGTCGCCGCAGCTCGGCCCTGCCCCGAAGAATAAAGCTTCGAGAGCGTGGCCTTGTAAGTTTCCGGTCGCAGGTTCTGCGCCATAGAGCCGAGAAGCTGGACGGATTCGGCAGGTGTCGCGGTATCGAACATGCGCGTTACCTGAGAAAGCATCTCCGGCCGCAACGCCGAGATGTTCCCCACTTCGCCACGGGACTGAAGAACATCCACGCTCTTCTGCAACGACTGGAATGTTCCGCCCCACGAGTCGGGCTGCGTAAGGTTCAGCGCTGGCGGCGGCGGCGAGTAACCCCGATTGACGGCATAGCCGATAGGGTCATCGGCAAGGGCTTTCGCACGAGCATCCTGCGATGCCTGTAATCCCTGCATCAATTGCTGCTGCGCGACCGTCGCGCCGTCAGCAGCGTCAGCACGCAGTGATGACATCAGGCTTTCAACATCAGCCGGCGCCATTCCCTGCAACGAGGCGATCGCTGATTGAGATGTGAAATAGTCGGCGACCTGTTTTCGAAAGTCATTGTCGTCAACCACGGCAAGCTGCCTGGTCAACAAATTCAGATCGGTTACAGCTGGGGTAAACCCCTTGTCGCTCCCGCTCTTAATGTCAGAAAATAGCTGCTTTGCATCGCTCGTGACTTCGGTCTGATAGGCCTTGATTACCTCTGGCGGCGCATAGCCACTGCCCCCGCCCATTTTCGCGTTTGCCCACTGCACTACATCAGCAACCGTTTTCCCCCGCAGAAACCCGTTCGCATTCACAACGCCTTCGCCCACCACGCTTTGCACAGATGCGGAAGGATCGGATTTCAGAACCTGCACAGCACCGCGCGGCCCCAAGAAGTGGGCGAGGTAAACGTTTCCATCATTTACAGGAACGCCTTGGTTTTTGAGAAACTGCGCATTCTCGCTGGCATAGTGGCCGGTCATCTCGCGCGAGAGCTGCGGATCGTTTCGCATGGCGAGCACTTCAGCCGCGCTCTTGCCTGCGACAAGATCAGGCCGATATTGCTTCATCATATTCATCCACGTGGATGAGATAAACTGGCCTGCCCCTGTTGCCGACGAGTTCGGGTTCTTGGCGGACGCGTTTCCGCCGCTCTCCACGCCAATGATACGATCGACGACATTTCCGCCGCCCTTGAGAGAGCGCTCGGCTATGGCAACCTGCTCTTGATTGTTGGCGAGTCCGAAGCTCAGAATAGTTTTCGCATTCGACCTTGCTGCGTAAAGCTCCATGGCACCGGCCATATCGCCACCGTTCGCGAGCTGCCTTGCGGTGGTGTCGATATCATCCGAATCCAAACCGACACCCAGCTTCAACCGCTCCTGAATAGATTTGGACGCGTCCTGAACCGGCTTCAGGTTCGCTTTGACCTGCGCCGTGTAGCCATTGATCCGCTCGTTCGCGAGGCTCGCATACTGCCGGCGCTCGGCTGGCGTAAGCTGGATTTTCTCATCCGTCAGGATATCGCTTGCAAGCTTTCGCGCCTGAACAAGACCGCCGGTTTGCAAAGAGCGATCGACTGCGCCGAGCATGGCTTCAGAGGTGTGGCGCGACTCCATGCGCTGGATCGATATATCAGCCTCTTTGCGGCCGACCGTGAAATCGGGATTGTCGGCAAGCTGGCCCCACAGCGTTTTCATCTGCTCTTGCTTTTGCAGATAAGCATCGGTTCCTGTGCCACCGGATCGGGCAAGCACGGAGAGATCGTCATCCAGCAACTGGATCTCGGCTTTGATGTTGCCCTCGAACTCTTTCAGATCAGAGGTACGCTTCTGCTCGGAAACGCCCAGAGCAAAGCGCGGGCCTTCGGTATCAAGCATGGTCTTGACCGCGCCGCGAAACTCCTTTGGCACCACACTTAATGTCTGATCTCGGAACCCCTTCCAGCCAGCATTAAAGGAATCGATGTTGCCTTTCGCCTCATTCGCGAGATTGGTACCGCGAGCGCGGACATCGCCCGCCAAACGGGCAGCGTAGCCCTGCCCTGCAGCAGCGTTGTAGGCGCGACCGGACGCCGAGAAGTCAGACCGACGATCAACCTGCAAATTCCCATCCGCATCACGATAGACGGCGTCCTGCCCCTGCCGGTCTGCCTCGACGATAGCCTGCTTTTCGAAGGCCGCGCCGGTAGTTCCGAGAGCATCCGCAATCTGCTGAAACGGGTTTGCAATTTCGGCGCCGCTGACCGAAGACTGCGGACCACGCGTAACCGAACCGCGCGGCTGGATTGTGGGGAGTTTCACCATCATCAGGCTCCGAAGAAAGAAGAAAGAGATTTCAGGCCACCGGCAAGCAGAGTCGTCTTGGCCGCAGATCGACGGAATTTGGCGTCCGATTCATCCTGTGTTGCCTGCATGCGCTTGCTGCCCACGTCGATGATGCGATCTCTGGTGCTGGTTCTCACCTGCCCAGCTTCGACGGCCTGCCCTGTCGGCGAGTCCGAAACGACGCCCGCCGATGCCCGTATAGCCTTGATGTTGGCAAGCGTGCTGTTCAGTTCGTCACGATAGTTCGCATCGATCTGATCAGCCTGGATGCGCCCAACCTGCGCCGCGCGTTCAGACTTCGCGGCTTCATATTTACTGCCCTGCGACTGCCCGAAAGCGCCGACCAGTCCAGAAAGACCCATGAAAATAGGTGCTGCCGCCTGTGCCATCAGACCGTTATCCTTGTCGTCAATTCGATGAGTTTGAATTTTCCCGGTACCGTCGACTTGAACGGGACAACAGGGTCATATGACCGGCCGGACTCGCGATAGGTGTAAGTGGTGTCGCGCGAGGGGATCGGCAGCGCCATGTCTTCGCCGCCGCGCCAGCTACCGAAAATGCGCTCGCCAATCATGAATTCTTGCGTGTCCCTGACAGTTGCAACCAGTTTTGAAACCTTCCGGCGCTGCTCACCCTGTCCGACAGGCTGACCGCCCTCGAAGTTCGTGAAGAGCGGGACGAAATCCCAATCCCACTCGACACCGATTGTTACCTGAGCATAGTCACCGAACCCGACGAGCAGGCCATCGATCCCGACCGTCGCCTTACCGAGATAGAAGCCGCCACCGAACACGCTCACCTCGCGCCCCGCATATGGGAGGCCGACGAGCTGTGAGAGCGTGATTGATGCCCCGCCAGACAGTTGCAGAGGGGAGCCGTCAGAAAGCGCAAGGAAATCGCTCGAGTCGTTCGGGTCAAGCGCCATCGCGCAATCGCAGAGCAACGAGTAGTCGACCTCTTCACCCACGTTCAAGGGTGCCCCGCCGAAATCATATGAGGTCATCATAACGACCTTGCCATAAGAGCCGCTAACGCTCTTAACGACGCCGCCATCAGCGGACCAAAGGAACCAGCCAACGGACTCGCGGTCTGGGTTGAACTGTCCAACCACAATCGAACCGTCATCGTTGACCGCATAGATCTGACGCGACTGAAATTCCTTGGTTGCAGAAGTCGCAGCTATGGACTTGACGCCAGAGAACAGCGGACGGTGATAGCGATTGATCTCATTCGCAATATACGGGCGCGCGGTCTGACCAGTTGCCGATATTGCGTAGATGCCTGTCTGGCTTTTGTCGACGAACAGAAGACCTTCAGTCACCTCAATCGGGCGGATGTTGGCGATCTCGCTCGAAAAGATCGGGCGGAACTCTACACTACCGGGCTGCAACGGTGTGCCGACCGAAACCGGGATATAGAAAATTCCCTTGTCGGTGACCGCGAACTCGTCATACCCGCCGACGACGTGATAGACTTGGCATTCCGCTCCGACGAATTCGAGCATCGCATCAGCCGGCTCCGATCCAATAAACCCATCATGTGGGTTACCAACCGCCGACCAGAAAACAGCATTCTTCTTTTGAGGCCAGTTCGAGAATATAAGCCGCTGTCGATCTTTTGAAACGGATCGCGGCCAACCTCTGTTCTGGGACATGAATTGCTCATCCCACTGAACGGTATAGGACGGACCCGAAGACGACACGGCCGTAATCTTGGATGCAGCAGTTGGCCCGACCAGCTTTTCGCCGATTTGCGGTGATGTCAGTTTGTTCGTCGCAACCACATACACGATGTTGCCAACAACATTGACCACCTCACCGGTGACGTTGGTGGTATCAGTCTCGATAAGCTGCCCAATAGAATATCCCGCCGTGTCCTCGACGGTGATCCCCCAGGTTTTCGGTAGCTCTTCCAAGACATCGGCGATCCCGACGGTTGCGCCCAAAACAGCAGTGATTCGCACCTGCCGTCCGGCATACCGAAAGATCGTCCCGACATGATTGGCAGTGAGAACGGGCGCGGAAAATGTCACTGTGACAGACCCGACCCAACTGCTTGCTGTCATCGTTATGCCGAGGGTACCGTCAAAGCGATGGAACGGCATGCGGACGGCGCCATTGATCCCTGTTGCAAATCGAAACGGCGTGATTGACCAAGAGAAATCGGTGTCGGAAATGCGAAGCACCTGCGGCTCGCCACCCCAGACCACAAAGACCTCATTGTCGAAGGTCTCGAAAACGATGTTAGCAAGATCATTAGCACCCCACGGTGCGCCGAGCGTCGTCACATAGGTGCCGTCCTGAGTGCGGATCACCACGCCGCCGGCCACAAACACCAGCGTGTAGGAGATGTCGTCAAACGGGCGAAACTCGCCGTGAATGCCATCGTTCTCGAACAGCATCCGGCGCCCCGGGCGTCGAACAAGCGCACCGGTATGGGTGGAAACCATGTTCCGCGCGCGACGGCTGGCGAAACCAAGGATTTCCATGTCGTCACGACGGATTGCATCCGGGTCAATCTCGCCGCCGGAGAAATCACGCTGCCGGATGATCTGCTCGTTGAGGCTCATACACGGCGCCTCCCGCGAGCAGCGGCGATCTTAGATTTGTACGTGTTGCGGGCTGGGTTCTGCTGATCGACGCGGCTGCGGGTCTCGTCAAGCAATAGCTCTGCCTTGGTCTCGACGTTGCGCGCCTCTGCCGGATCTTCGTTCAAACCGCGATAGCATCCGGCCTCGACATAAAGCGTGAGGATTTCTGCAGCCATCGGATGCCACTTTTCCGTGTTCACCTCTTTGATGACCGTTGCCGACACGGCGGAATCGTAGTTGCAGGACAGGATTTCGCCCTGGATTTCATAGCTCGTCAGGTATGCAGTGCCATAGAACACCTCTTTCACATGCAAGGTGTTGGCTGGTAGACGAAACCCGTTCTTCGAGAACCGACTAGATTTGTTGTCCACGTCGGGCGCGCGCACCAGCTGTTCGGTGATTTCCGCGAAAGGCCAGTTATGACGGGCAGTCAGGAACCGAACGGCGCGCTCAAATGCACCATTAGCGATGATGTACTCGGCCGAGGGATCGTTGAGTACATTCACGGTGTTGTTGCCGGTGGCGCGCAGCGCGTCATTGATGATGGTCAGCTTATCCATGACGCGGAGAATGTCCGTTTCAGACCGCCCCAGCAAAGCACAGGCAGGGCATAAAAAAACCGAGGGCATCATGCCCCCGGTTCTTCTTCAGCCAGCACCGCCGCGATGGTGAGCGCGTGGCTTAGGACTTGGCCAACTCGGCGTTGACATATTCCTGTTTGTCTTCTTCGCTCATCTCGTTGAAGGACTTGCCGTCAGCTTCACGGATGCCGCCGCCGATCTGTGTGCCTTTGGAGTCGTAGATACCCCACCAGCCGCGCCCCTTTTCGCGCGCCTCGAAAGGCGCAGTGAAATCGGCAGGGTCGCTTGGTTGAGGGTTTGATTTCGGAGCGCCGGACCAATTGACCCGGGCTTTCTCGACTTCAAACTCACTCTTGCCTTCGTGCCGCAACTGGGCAAGGTGCATTCGAAGGGCTTCCGCATCTTCCTGCGCTGCCTTCTGGACATCAGCAGAAAAAGCGGTTGTTGCCCACTCCGTTGGATGATCCCGCAGAACGCGACGAGCATCGATCGCATCCATCTCCGTCGTCGATCCATCTTTGAAGTGAAGGTTCATTTTTTCAGGCATCGCTCAAAACTCCGTTGCGACAAGCATGAAGGGAGCGCTTAGTAGCGCTCCGCAATCCATGCTTTGAAAGTGATCGAAGGCGTGGTGCCGCCGACATCAACGAAGAGGCGGACCCAGTCATAGACCGTGTCATGCTGCTCCGTGATGAACGGGATTTCATACCGGCCGATCACCGAATTGATCGATGCACCAGGACGAGCTGCCGTCGCACCCAGAGTGATCTGCGCGAGAATTTCCGTGGTCGTAAAGGCATCGGCGCCGGTTGCTGCACCCTGAAGCAGCAAATGATACACCTCGTCAGCAGACGAGATATCAATCGCCGTGACATCAACGATGAGGACGCCCTCGAAGCGGCCTGGGCCAAGCTTCTTTTCCGCGGCAACGCCGGCAACCAGTGACTGACCATCTGCCGTTACAGCAGCAGCACCATCGGCAAGGACCAATTCGAGGTCCTGATTATAAACTCTCTGACCCATTGGTCCGATCTCCTGTGAGAAAAAGACGAAGCCCGGAGAACCGGGCCAAGTCGTTAGATGACGAAAGCGGCGTCGGTGATGGAGGTAAGGCGAGTGATGCAGTAATCGCCCTCGTCGACCAGGCCCACATCCCACGAAACGTTGGTTCCGTAGTTCACGGCGTCTTCGAGAAGACCCATGTCGCGTGCTTCCATCGCCTTCAACTGGATGCCATGCAGGCCATCCGCGCTGATATTGGCAACGAAAAGCGATGTGGTGACGGCTGCGCCGCCGCCCTGGGCAACCTCGTTGAATGGCAGGATCACGCCCTGCCGACCCTTCGGATAGCCGAACAGGATGCGCTTGCCGGCATACGTCATCTTCGGCGTACCGACTTCATCCCAGGTCTGGATGACGAAGCCGGAGATCGCCGTGTTGCGAGCGGCCTGAATGAACCGTGGCAACAGGTCGAAACCGGCAATGATGTAGTTTGCACCCGCTGTGTTCTGGATCGCCTTGTCCAGATTGTAGAGCGAGAGCGGAGCGCCGCCGGAAGCAACCGAGTTATGCAGCAACCGGCCATTGTCGGCGCGGCAACGCTGCTTGATACCGTTGAATTCCTTGGCATTGGAGGTGTTGTCGCCGCCGATGAAGGTGTTCGTGAACAGACGCGACTGCGCCTTCATCTGCATAGACTCTTCCTTGCCGCGTCGGCCTTCGCCGTGCCGCAGGATAATGGCCTTGTCCACCTTCAGGATCGTATCGATCGGGAAGCTCGTTTCCTGGAACGGAGCAATCTTGCCCTTCGAGGAACCGGCGCCTTCATTGATCGCACGGAAACCAGCAGTGCCGATATCCGTCTCGCGGTATCCTTCAAAGGCCGCGCCTGAAAAGCCTTCGAACGGCAGAACCTGCAAAATGTCAGATTCGGCGGCAAAGGTCTCGATCAGCGGGCGCTCGATGCTGGTCTTTTCGAGACCTTTTGCATATTCTGGGAGCGTCATAACTTCAGGCATTAAAATCTCTCCTTAAGGTGCCGTCACTTCTTGGAGTTCTGGCGAGCGTAGTTAATTTTTTCGGTTGAAGACATTTTCGCGTACTCTTCGTCCGAAATATCGGCTTTACCTGTGTCGCGACCGGCTCCCGGATTTCCGGGAACAGCACCCCTGTTGAGCTGCATGATGCGCTCGAACGCCTGTACCTGCTTCGCAGTCATGATCATCGGCGCGAGGGCGGCGGCAGCTTCGCCTCCGAGCTTGGCGCCGAGCCAGTTTGTGACAGCTTCAACGCGTTCTTTGCCTTTTCCGCCAAGGGCTTCGGCCTGCGCCTTAAAAGCTTCGTTCAGACTGGTCTGCTCGGCGATGTCCATCTGCACGCCAAGCGCAATCAGGCCTTCAAACTGCGGCTGGGTGAACCCCTGCGAGTGAGCAAAGTCACGGGCAAAGCTGATCCGGGGGTCGTTCTCATCAATCGGGCTTTCGCCTTCCTTGATTTCCAGACCCTCGATCTTGAATTCGGCCGGCAGGGCGACTTTGTACTCGTCCTTGCTGGCAGGAACGGAAGCGGCTCGGGAATCCTGTTCGGCCTTCAGCGCAACCAGCGCGTTGAGATCGTCAGCCTTGAAGCCCTTGTCAGCATCCCAAAAATTTTCGGGAATGTAGTCGGGGCGAACTGGTTTCTGTTCGCCACCTTCACCACCGCCAGCGCCTTCGGCTCCTGCGCCCTCACCACCCGCGCCACCTTCAGCTCCGCCGGCACCGGCGGACCCAGCGTCATCTGGCGGAGCAAGCGTGATCCGTGGTCCGAGCATCGACGCGAAAACAAAAGCGCCGGGATTACCCGCGCCCTGACGGTCCATGCCGTCTGTTTTTCCGTTGTCCGCCCCGTGGAACATTTCGCCGCTCTTGCTCGTCACCAGTGTTTTCGTGTCCATCGCTATTTTTCGCCTCTGCCATCGCAATCAGATTGGCAGCGAATTTGCGGCAGGCGTCGTGACGGTGCAAAGCACAGGTCTCAATGGGCGAATTGACATCGAGAACGACAGCATCGAGCGCATTAAAAAAACCCGCGCTTTCCGGCTGTCTGGCGAACCAGCGAAGTGCGCGTTCCGCATCTTCCTTATGGGAACTCGGGATCATTGCTGCTCTCCCTGCCCAGGCACGACACCCATATCTTGCGCCGCGCCGAGAACGGTTCCAAGCAACTGCTTCGTTTGCTCCTCATCTCGCAGAACGACCATGTCGTCTTTCGCGAGGCGCTTGATGTTGTCGATCGTTGCACGCTCATCGACCGCCGCTGCGGATGTTTCCGGGAAATAGTTTTTGACGATGCCAAGAACCTGCATGCCGTTCTGAAGCTTCTGATTATTCGCGGCCTGCGTTGCCGGATTATTCGGTATCAAAGAAAGTTTCCGCCCGTCGAACTCGACATCTTCGATCTTGCCGTCCTTGTCGAGCAGCCACTCGAACCGCCGGAAAATCTGATACGGGCCTTCGCGCCAGAACTTTTTGCCGGGGGTACCGATGCGGCGCTGCGACTTCACCATCTCGTCGATCCACTGTGTGGCCGTCGGCGGTGTGTCGCCCTTTTGTTCGGGATAGTCGGCAAAATGCTTGCGGCGAATTCGGCGTTCCAAATCCTGCGCCGTGTAGAATCCGAGATCGGCATCGCCCTCGAAATATAGCTTGGCAATATCCCGGCCGGAGCCGGGACGCATCGGGTACGCCTTGCCCGCTTCCATGCCGCCCTCGAAATCTAGAACGCCATCATCTGGATAGCCAATCGGAGGGGCAATTGCGATATCAACGCGATCCTGCGTGGCAGCAGTGATCACATCGAGAACGCGATAATCCTGCAACGCCTTGATCGATGGGCCGAAACCCCAGCTGTATTCGGGATCTGGGGAAAAACGAGCGATGACGAGAGGTAAGCACCCTTCACCCTCTAGGTCCTGCTCATGAACCGCGATCTTGTCGACAAGAAGTACATGCTTCCATTTGTCGTTTTCGGGGTCCGACCAGTCGCGCCAGAAAGCCCAGACAACTTCGATCCAGCCCTTTTTGTCGGTCGCCACTTTTTTCGTAATGGCTTCAGGCAAGGAAACACCAGGAATGACGGAATCCAGTTTGGATATCCTGACCCAGCGGACGCGGAAGCGATCGCCGATAGATCCATCAGCCTCGACATTGAACTCGAGTTCCTTGTACGGCACCACCGCAACAGAAACCGGTTTCGTGTTGAACGGCTTGTCGATCCACCATGCGATGGTGCCAACGGAGGCATATGGATCAAGCGAAGTGCCGAGTTCCGACTCGAAGTTCGAAGAACGGATCGCGGAAAATATGATGGAGTTACGTTCCTTCGAAGATTTCTCTACGTCGGCAATTTCCGCAGCTTCTAAGTCTTGAATTGCAGAGATATCCGGTGTGGATTCGACCCACTCCGTGCCTTCCGGGAAAAACGCGGAAACAACCTCTGTCGCAAAATCTTCCGAAACTTCCGCCCCGATGCCAGTTGCAAGGTCTTCTGCCTTCTCGTCTCGCTTACGTGAGGTCTTGCGGTTGGAATCGATGTCCCAGCAGAGCCGGGGGCGCGTAAAAAACAGCGCCTCCCTGATATCGTCCTTAGCTTCCGTCTTCTGCGCACGTGCATCAGCGAGGCGGGAAATAGCCTCTTTCGAAACACTTTCCTCGGGGAATTGGGGTTTCTCGGATTTATCAGCCACGCCGAACCTCGATTATCGCGCTCCGCGCATGATCGCCTCAAGAAGGCGGTTTTGGGTGGTTGATCCGCCCGCACCACTTGCAACGGATTGCCGCGTGCCGAACCGGCGAAGAGCAGAATCGGTGTCAGATGACAGACGCTGCTGGATCGTCGTGACCTTCTCCTGCGCCGCAGCTTCTTGCTGCCGCTTCAGTTCCGGGTCTTCCTTGACCTCTGGCGTTTTCACTTTCATCTCGACCACCAATAATTTCACCACCGTTGGCGAGACATTGCCGGAACAAGGCATCAGGCCGCAAAGCACAGGACTTCAGGCCGATGATGTGAGCGACCGCCGGCACGCACCACCAGCCGGACCGCAAATTGACTTCTGCCTCCCGCCCGAGGGGCCGCGCCATCCGAACCACGGTACCGGCGTTGGCATAATGACCAATCACGTCATTAGCCTCATGATCGCCAACCAGCATGATCCGCGCCCGATCAAGGTAGAAATCGTAGAACACCCACGAATAGGCACGCTGGACATAACCGAAACAGGAAACGTGTTTGAACCGCCCTCGAGCCAGCCACCTGATCCACCATTTGTCGGTGTCTTCGGTGAAGACGACGTACCAGTCTTTCGGCTCGCACTCGGACAGGCGGACACCGCCACTTTGAAAATCAGAACCCACCGCGCCGCCTCGATTTCTTTTGAACCCTGATGTCTGTCGGAGCCTTCCGGCCGTTATGCGTTCCGCCGACAACCGCCCGGCCCTCACCGGCACCGAGCAACATGTACTGTGTCGCGTCCGCGATATCGGAATACCGGTCTTTTTCCGGCGATTCCTTGTGCCTGGACGTGCCTTTGATGCGCGCGAAGTGGTAACCACCGGCCATCGCAACCTTGAGTGTCCGGCAATTGACGCCACAGACCAGCAAACGGGGCAATCCGTTCACCATCGTGATCATCGCGTACTCAACAGCCTCAATTCGGGTCTGGATATGGTTGTTTTTCACCGGAGCGGCGCGAACTGGCATGCCGTGATTGCGGAAAACGTCATACGCGGTCGTTTCGTCCGCCTGGGTGCCGTCATCGCCCTTCGGATCGCCAAAAAACTCGACGGAATAGCCCGCAGCGCTCTCTTTTTGCCCCGCGAGGTGCCAGTTTCCGAGCCGCCTATCCAAGAGCTGCTTGACCAGAGGCGCGAAAATCGAGGCTCCGGCCCCGCGCGCCGTGATTTCTGCGAAGATCCGCCACCGATTGTTGACCAGCTGGCCGATAACGCACGCCGGATTGCGGCCGAAGTCCAGGCCGACGTAAACCGGCCAGCCCTCGATAGGCTCGAGCGCAGTTTTCGAGACATGACTGTCTTCGTTGAACTGCTGCCAGACTGGTTTGCCGTCGACATAGACCGTGATCTTGTTCAGCACGCGGCTGTCGATCCACTGTTTCGTCTTGCCCTTGATCTTTTCGGCGTAATATCCCGGTTTCAGCCATTTCGTGTTCTCGGCAACCGGGTTCATCTTGTAGCCGAGCAGCGCGCCGGAATCGTCCTTGATCTCGATCATGGCCGGCGGCTGGACGTGATAGCCCCAATTGTCGGGCTTCCGATATGACAGCCGTTCCTCTTCCGTCCAATCGTCCGGCAGCGGAACTTCGCCCATCATCAGCGGGATGAAGTGATCTTCGCGCGGAGCGTTCATGTCGGCAATGACACCGTCCCATGTGGCGCCGCCATCCTTCACCGCCGGATAACGACCGGTTCGAGACTCGGCCTCGTCCATGATCGCCTTTTCGATGAATTCCAGCTCGTTGAACCAGATCCCCGTAAACTCGAAAGATCGCAGCTTGCGGATATCGTCTTCGCTATCGAGCGCAAGGAAGATCACTTCCATCTCGATATCGCCGATCCTGATGATGTGCTTGAAAGGCCGGTCCCAATAGAACCGCCCGTAGACTTCTTCAGGGAACCAGTCCAGCCAGGACTTAACCGTCGTGTTCTTCAGGTCAGGAAAGGTGTTGCGGCAGACTGCCCAGCGAGTCTTGCGCACACCGTCATGGTTCGGCTTCTGCTCACATGAAATCAGCCACATTTTCATGATGCAGGCTGTTGATGTGCCGGAGCCGATCGAGCCGCGGACCACGGACACATGCTTCCGGCAACGCAGGAAATCGCGCAGAACCTTGCCATCAGGACGGTAAATCTTCCGGCCCTGCTCATCAAGCTCGATTGTCGGGAGTGTCGTCGGCCGATCCGGCTCAATGATCTGCAGCATCAGCCCGGGATCTCCGAATAGATCTGACCGGCAAGCGACAGGGTTTCCCGCATCGCCACCAAGCGCATTTCAGCATCATCGAAATCGTAGGCGAACAGCGAAACCGTGAAGACGCCGGTTCCCATCTGATATTCGAAGCAGAACGCGAACATCTTCCGTCCGTGTTGGTCCGTGGTGACGAACTGCTCGTCGGGACCGTCGCGCTTGTCTCGGGCTGCGTTGAAGTCGACGATATCAGCCATCGACAGCCTCATAGGTGGCTTCGAAGATTTCGGGCTTGCAGGGGTAGATTTCGTTCGCAACGCCCAGGATGATGAAATCGCCGGGTGTCGCAGTCATCACACCTTCGAGCGTGCCGATGCGCATTTGAACGTGCTCAGTGCCAACATTAGTGAAAAACACACGCTCGGCTTTGATCGCGTCAATGATCCACTCCGGGTCTTCAGTCTGATCGGGACCGCCCGTCCACTTGAAGGCGTCGATCACAACCGGCTTCTTTCGATACTTGCCCACGCATCTCTCCATCGCTTGAGATGACGCAATGTCGCGCCGGCAGAGGTCTCCGGCAAAGCACAGGTGTTTACGTTAATTGACGCTATCAGACTAATAACGACAAACTGTCCTCATGCGGACCGACGACGGCCATCAAGCGAACCAATCGAAACAGTTAAATGGAACGTGCATCGTCACGCCACGCTTCAGCGTCACTCGACCGATCTTGCAGTGCCACTGCGGCAGAGACAGCATGTAAGTGAAGCTGTTCAATTCAGCATCCATCACTGTTTGCGCTTCCCCATGTGGTGAAAAATATTTCTGATCGAACATTCCTGAACAGGCCGAATATTGTGTGAGGGTGGAACTGGAAAACTCGAGCCCAATTTTGCCCCCCACCCCCTCTGAGCGGTCGAAACAGGCAGAAACACCCCCTGGGGGGCGCGTTCCTCACTCATCATCGGGAACATTCGCCTGTAGTTCTAACGACTTATCATCATGTTGCCCCAGATGGCCTATCTGGTCGCGGTGATCAGGCCGCAGATCAATGGCGTAACCAGGCGTCACGTTCAACGTATTGTTGACCTGAACGTTGACCTGCGTGGCACCGACTGCATGGCTCGGTCTGTCCATACCATCAAGGTATTTCGCTGCCTCGAACTGGATGCGTTCGGTCTTCGCTTCGTCAACCAGATCGATCATCTTACGTAGCGCACGGGGTCTGCCGCTGGTTCGCAACACCTCCATACACTCATTGAGGTAAGCAAGTGTGTCCTGCTTGATGAGCGCTTTACGGAGGCTGTCGTCTTTGAGGCCAACGGCTTCCGCTGCCTCTGACCGTTTCTGGCCTTCATAGACCATGAGTTCGACCGCCAGCTTGACGGCTGGTGACATCGACGGCTCTTTTTTTTGTTTTCGAAGGTTTGCAGCGGCTTTCTGCGCCTGTCTGGCGACTGATTGCGTCGTCTGCTTGGAGGGCATGACCATCGCTGTCGCTTGTCCTCTTGTTGACTGTTGGGAGTTTGCATAGCCCATGGGAGAGCCGCGCGAAGATGCACCATGCTCAGGAGGCTTGTCAAAGCACAGGTTAAATAGGTTGATATCTCAATAGGTTAAGCGGATGGTGATCTCGGGGTGTAAAACGACCCCCTGAAAATCGTGCAATATATGCAAGATTGCCTTCTTGATGGAGTTGCATATAATGCAGCATATTGACGCAAAACACTGCATAATTGTGAGCCTTGATGCCCCCTGTAATCGACGATGAACCCGAGCCGGAGCATATCCGGTGCAAGCGATGGCGTGAGGAAGTGGTGAGGCTGTCCCGGCCTGATCTCGCTGATCTGACGGGCTTTAGTAGCTCGTCGATCGCTGACATCGAGGCCGGTTACAATCGAACGACCGGAAAGAGCATCGATCCTGCTGTGATGAAGCGATACCGAATGGCATGTGCTGCTGCTGCCATCGGTGTGGAGTTCAACTGGAATATGGTTCGCATCGTTCCGACTGGATATTGTGAGATCATTGTGGCTGAGAAGCCGCCAGCGAGAAGGAAAAGAAGATGATTAAGGCCAATGAGCTGTTGATTGCGTGGAATGATGCGGAACATAGCCCGCAAGGAAAAGCGCGTGCTGGCTCCATCGCTGTTGGGCCGCTTTTGAGGCGAGATGAGCCTGACTGGACCAAGGGCTATTTCTATACGGGCGGAGCGGCTGACACTGCTCGGCGCAAACTTAAGGGCGTGGCGCAGCATTTCCACATCATGCGCGATTGGTATGAGCTGGTTTACGGCTACGATCTCCATCCATTTGTGGTGCACACAGCCTTTCTGCACATCGATGAATATCAGGAAATCATCAAAGACATGGGAATGGGACCGGACAAGGGCGAGTTCGGCCATGACCCCAACTTTGGTTACGGAAGAACTGTTCAATCTCCTGTGCCGGCTGTGGAGGTCAAGCGCATTGGCCTGTCCGTGCATGTATGGCCGGTGGAGAGCAAAGGAGTATGATCGAACGGATTGGAAAGACGATCTATTATGCCCTGCTGCCTGAACGGGTTGGTTATCAAAAGGGCTGGGACGAGCTTACCACGCTCGAACAGGAACGGTACAAAGCCGTCGCGTCTCGCGTCGTTTTAGAAATGAGCCGTCCATCTCCGGCGATGAAGCAAGCAGCCGCGGATATCATCGGAAATTACGACATAGCGCACGATGCGCTGACGAAAGCAGCAAAAGCGGCCCTTAATGAGTGAGCCATATCAGCCCAAATACACATGGAAGCGCACGCAGATCGACGAGAAAGACCCGCCAACCGATTTCGACTGGATCGGTTATGACGGCGATGGTGCTGTCGGCCGGATCAGGAAAGAGATGCAAGGCCCGACAAAGGGCAAATGGCAGTGGGCTGGCTGGTACCCGCGCACGTTCAAAGGCAGCCCACCGACGCCGAACACAGGCTGGGTGGACACTGCCAGGATAGCGACACAGAAGTGCGAGGAATATTGGGACCGGTGCAAAGAGGTGATGACGACGAAGGGATACCCTTAAGCGCCCACCATATCATTTGACGGCTTTGATCTTTGGTTCTTCCACAGGCTCATATCGAGGCGTGTTCTCCGGAGCTCCCATCCAAGCAACATATTTTGTGTCCCCTATTGGCGTGCCATCAGGATAGCAAATTTGAAGCTCTCCATTGATCTCCAGCCTGCATAGTAGATCAACATTCGAGTAGTCTGCACGAAGCGCGAATATTCTGTCGTCTCGCTTTGCGCGTGGTCCTTCAAACCACGGAAGCCAATCCATCGTACTCTCCATCACTTGAGACTCTGACAGATTGGCACCAAAGCCGATACGAACCGGCATGTCCATAGATTTCATGTTTTACCGGCTTGGTGAGGGATGGTTGATGGAAACTATAGTTTGGCCATTGCGGAGTCTAATCCACTCGCTAATGGATCGCCTTAACCATGCGTATCTTCGGTCATCGATTTTTATCGGAGTTGGAAAACCATCGGTTTCAGCCATGGATTTCAGCTTTTCTAGGCTGAAAGGGATGCCAAATTCTTTCTTGATATCTTTATAAAGGATCACTTTTTCAGGATCGAGACCTTCAAGATGTGGAGGCAAATACCCGCCTAAGCTCCGGGAAACCTGTCCATCGCTGGTCGAGGCATCTCCTCTCCAATAGGCGTTCTTCATGATCTGAAGGACTTGATCTGCATCTCCATGAGTCGTCCAACTATAAAGAGCGTCCGCGATGACTGGAGCGGGGTCCAAGGGCGCATAGTAAGGGCCTTTCTTCTCCAAGACCTTCATTACACCCGAGATCAAATCATCCATCTCGCGCGCAAACTCCATCATATCAAAATAGCTTAGCTCCCTGATTTCAGCCTTCAGCTTGCTCAATCCATCCTGTTCCATCGCATTATCCTTTCCTAGTTTCATCGCAGTTTTTGCATGTGAATGTTCTGTCGAGATCAGCAGGCCGGATGATGAGATGGCCAACATGTCCGCAATCGCATCTGATCGTGTATTTAAGGCTTGATGTGCCAGCTAACGCCGCGTCGAGATCAGCGCGAAGCTGGTCTTTTGTAGGCGCGACACGCTTCGAAAATGTGTGAAAGAGATCACGCCGGTTCGCCATCATCGAACCTCTTGCGTAGCCGATTCTTCTCTTCTTCGAACAGCTCTGAAACTTGCGGCCTGATTTGTTCGGGGATAGCAGACATAGTTTGATCGCGGAGCTTTCGGCAGCTAATCAAAAACTCACGGCTATCACGGCTTTTTCTGGCGATTCCCTCCGACATTTGCTGAACATCGCCTTTTAGACGCGTAAGGTATCCCGCCTGTGCAGCGCGATTATAAATCCTTCCAGCCTCGTAGGAATTTTGCTTCAGATAAACGAGATTATGATTCTCATCTCGGCAAACGACCGGCTTAGATCGCTTTTCAGCGGCGTAGAGTACGTCATCTATCTGGCGGGCTCTGTATCCGGGCCGAGGTATCACTGCCCCGCATCTACCACATTCAAATTGGCGCAAATAAACATTCGCCCAATCGAAACGATGCCCAAAACAACGGCAAATCAGCCCGCGCATTTTTTGTCTCCTTGTTTCGAATCGTCACGATTTAGGCTGTCGAGATAAATTGCGGCCTCAAATTTGGTCTTCTGGTCAGAGGCGGCACAGAGACGGACGATTTGACGTAGCGCGCGCTGTTTTTCTGGTTTTTCAATCATCCTGATCACCTGAATAGATCTAATTGGGTGGGTTTCTGCTTCTAGGCATACTGTCGCGCTCGGTTTCGCGCCGACTTTGCCCACACAAGCAGCGTTGCCGCGAACGGCGTTCCCCTGCGCCGCCGAGCCTCAGCCAAATAGACCTTTGCGGCGTGCAGCTGGACTTCGCGGGTGTGGACGTTGATGCCAATATCGCTCATGTGTCTGCCTCTTTCAGGCTGGCATCGATTACCTTTGCTATGGCTGATTGCTTCTCAGGTTCCATTGCGAGGACGCGACGGACTTCGCGCATGAAATCCGGCGATATCTCCGTAGACGCCCGAGCAGCAACATTATCTTTTTTGCGCGGGCGTCTCGGTAGGTCGACAAGCACAATTGCGCACTTCAGGCCACCGAGCCAAAGCGGCAACGTATCCTTGCCGACGCCCCTGCCCTGTGGCCGGTCGTAGTTCTCGAGCTTGGACGTGTAGCCCTCCTGCATGCCGGATCGTGCGTCGAGTTCGATGCTGGATATGCCGAGTTCTTCCCGTCGCTTGATGAGTGCATCAACGAGTTGCTGGTATTCGGTGATGACGACTGAGCATGGTTTCAGGCCGTGCATCCGGTCCGGCATGTCTGGATCGACGCCACCACGGGCGGATTCCCAGCGCATCAGATCCAGTTCGGAGTAATACCGGCGGTTGCTGATAAGCACTGCGGCCGGGAATGACTGATCATTTTTTGCCCAGCGGTGAAACGTCGAGCGCCCGATGCCATAGCGCTGGCAAATGTCCGGTATCGATAGATATTTCGTGTTTTTCATATTCCCCGCCATGTCTCAATGTGTCCCGTTTCGTGCCGAAATGTGCCGTCAAAACTCTATGTCGGACGTTGTTTCCGGCTGCTTTTCCGGTTCATGCGCCTGAAGATCGACTGTGATTTTGCCCCTGAAAGCGCGCTGCTCGGCCGAGACGTTGTTCGCGTCCACCATGCCGTTGATCTTCGCCCAATACGCCGCCTGCTCGTCGGTCATTGGTGCGCTCGTTGGCACGTTCTGGCTGGATGTCTGAAGCTCCTGCTTGGCCTTCTGGCGCAGCGCGCGAACGCGGGCCATGACTTCCGGGGATCGATCCTTTTCGACAGGCTTTGCGGTCAATGCCTCGCGCTTGTCCTTCAGCCGCACCAGATCGTTGACGATGACGCGTTCCTCGCCCCGGGCCAGCGCTGCCAGCTCCGGCGGCGTCGGCATGAACGCGCGGTTCAGGTTCTCGTATTCACCCCGGATGACCTTCTCGACGGCCCGTGTCAGCCCGTCGCTGGAAACGCCACGCAACGCAAACGCATAGATCGACGGGGCTTTTGCCACATCCATCGACGCCGGCAGCGAAAGACCGGTCATCAGCAGGCGGCGGAAGGCAACCCCGGCCTGATCGTCGTTGATCGGCTGAAGCTTTTCAGTGAGAACGGAAATCTCCCGGGTCAAGGTCGAAAGTGCTACCGGCAAATTCTGGTTCATCGCGGTTGATCCCTATGAATTCATCTACTGCTTTGAGGGCGTCGTGGTGGCGTTGCTGGTGGTGCGTCATCCTGGGCGGTTGCGGCGGCGACTGACCGCGAGGCGGTGACGGCTCATCGAGCCAGCACTGACCGTTCAGCCATGTCGCTGGATGCTTGGTGAAGCTGTGATCTTGTCCGGCACGCTCTCGGGCGTATCGCTGCGCACCGGCGATGATGATCTCGCTCGATGTGTGCTTGCGAGCAGTGCAGTACGCCTTGACCGCCTGCCCCTTGCCAGCCTTGCGAGGATAGACCGGCCAGAATTCTGTTTCGAACTCGTGCTGGAAATCTGGTTTTTCGACTCGCGCGCTTTCTTCTGAACGAAGTGAAGAAGATATGGTTCTGGTATCTGGCTTCTGGTTAGCATTGCCGTCGCTTTGCATATGCAATGCGCTCGCATCATTGCTATCATTGTTTTCTTTATCTTTTTTTCCCCAGCGCGCGCTTGCTGCTTTTGATCCTACCTCTGACTTTTCCGAGAGGTAGACTTGCTCTTTTTCGACGCGATCATTCCAAAGACCGTTTTCGATGCGGGTGATTTTTCCCTCGTCGACGAGTGTTTCAAGAGCCTTTTTGAAAGCCGAATTGGACGCGCCGCAGAGACGCGCGAGCCGTGCGTGATCTTCTTGGATCGGCTCGCCACGCTCATACATGGTCGCGATCAGCGTGATATAGACGCCAGTCTCGACAGCGCTCATTCCGCGCGTGCCTGCGAGCCAATCTGAGGCGAAGAAGCGAACCCACGGCATCTTTCGCATGGTCACACCTCTTCCAACTGCCGGCTCTTGTACGGCTTGTATTTCTTCTTCCGGTAAGCCTGCATGGCGACACCTAGAACGGTGACGACGCGGCCCTCGACGACGACGAAGATTGCTTCCGTCGTGATCACCTTGGCCTTATGGGAGTCGTGCCGGTTCATCTGCCGGATGACGGCGGGTGTCAGCATTGCGAGGCGAACTGCATCCACAGGCAGGCCCGCACACTCGCAGCAATGTTCGGCGCGAGCTTTCTCGTTCAGGTGTTCCTTGCCACGCAGCCATTCATCCACAGGCAGGTGCAGCACACGTTCGAGATAGCGAATAGCGGCATGGTAAGAAACGCGATCAAGCATCGACAGGAATCCTTCCTGCCGGTGTGAGCATGGCGGTGAAAACGCTGATGTCGGTCTCTCGCATATTCAGCGGAGCAAAATGCGTGTGGGTGTATGTTACCTCTGCTGTGACGTGCTGCGACGACTGGATAGAGGGTATTTCAGTGAATTGCAGATAGACACCATCGTCACCGAACCTTGAGGGTTCGATTTTTGAGATCGTCAAAACCTCGTTGATCATAGGCACGCGCGGAGGGAACAGAACGCCCAGAAGCGTTATCTCTGGCCATTTGTCATTGATGCAAACGACCTGCTGGCCGACGACGAAGTTGCACTTCATGCCGCAATCTCCCTGCCGATGAACCGAGGGCCGCCCGTGTGCTGGGCATGGAAGCGATACCAGGCGCAGTTTTCCTTGCCGGTCATCTTCGTGCCGGGAATCCACTTGAGACGGCCGACCGAAACGATGTGGCTGCACTGGTCGAGATATGGGCCGGACTGCTTTGTGTGCGCCCAATCGGCATCGAACAGCAGCCACGTCGGGGCCATGGCCTGAAACCGCTGGATCATCGCGTGCAGGATCGGCCGGTCCCATGGCGTGTTGCTTATGATGGCATCGAACACGGCGTCCTGATCGAACGGATGCGTCAGGGCATCGAGGCCGGAGCCTATATCACCCTCATAGGTGCAGATCAGACCGGCGCGCTGAAGCTGGCCAACAAGATGGCCTTTCCCGGCGCACGGCTCGGCGAACTTCTTCACACCGTGCAGGTGCGGCAGGAGCTTATCGACGGCGCGAGGATCGATGGTCTGGTAAGCATCACGCTCGATGCGGGGGAAATCGCTGTATTTTCCCATCAGCGCACCCCCTGCACGAGGACAATGACGGCCAGCAGAAACGAGATTGCGCCGCCAAAACCCCAGAAAAGGGCCATCCCAACAGAGCCAGAATTCAAGGCGCTATCGAACTGCCTCATGCCGGTGGCAAAAAGTGAGAAGGCGCACACGATGCGAAGAGGCCACTTATCCATCACGCAGCCGCCTTTCCGATGTAGACCGCCTTGCGCTCGCCTTCGGTACCGCGACCGACAGACATGCGAACGTGGCATGGGCAGTAGGATTTTCCGTCCTCGACGTTGTGGCCGCAGAACAGCATCGATGCGCCGTGACCAGACACCGGCCACCGGCAGTCGTCGTGGTTCAGATCGAGCAGTGAGAAATTGAGAGGTGCAGGAGCTGGCAGAGCTTGGGCGCGCTCGAATATCTTCTTTTCCTGCGCCATCAACTCGGGCGTGGTCTTGTTCTTCTTGACGAGCTGGGGGCGCGGACGATCGGCGCGTGGCTTTGCTGCGACCTTCACCGGCTTGGTGTAATCTCCGGTGAGCGGCGCATCTTTCAGCGCTACCGGATTACGGTGATAGAGGCCGATGATGGAATTGCGCGTGATCGCTTCTTCGAACTTCTCCGACAAAGCTGATGCAATGGTGCGAGCCGTGCAGACTGTGTTGCTATGAACGGCGACAATCGCCACGCAACGTTCTTCCGGCGTCATATGTGTCCATGTGGCTTTCATTCGAACACCTCGATGTTCCAGCCGCCGCCGTCCTTTTTTTTGCGAGGCATGGCAGCGATAAATCGGAAGGGGAAAAGATCAGCGGCGACCTTGATTTTCACGCGCGCATCGTCCTGCCAGAAGCCTTTGACCTCGTGCATTTCGAGCGTTCCATCGGAAAGCATCACCGCATAATCAGGAGTGTAAAAAGTCAGGTCGGCAAGGCGCAGCTTCACGCCTTCAAATGCGAACCAGAGGACTTCACCTGCATGCATCCGCAGCTTCAGCGTCTCTTCGTAAGCCGCCTCAGTCTTGTTGCGCTCGCCTGTTTTCAGACGGCCGAGAGCAAATTGACCTTTGGTAGCAACGCCACGTTTACCGGAATGCAGTGCAGGTGAAGTCATCGGCTCACTCCATACCCAGAGCGGCGAGATAGACCTGAAGGATCGTTTCTTCCTCGATCCGCTCGTTCGCATCTTTCTTACGCAGCTTGATCACGGTGCGGATCGCTTTGGTGTCGTAGCCGCGCCCCTTGGCCTCACCCAGCACATCCTTTATGTCGGACTGGATAGCGGCCTTCTCAGCCTCCAAACGCTCCACCCGTTCAACGAACTGGCGCAGTTCAGCGGCTGCAACCGTCTCGGTACTCGTTTCGCTCATTTTCCATCGCTCCAAACCTGCTTGTTTTTCGAGGTTTCCACGGGCGATGAAGCAGGGCAGCGCCGGGAACGTGTTCAATCGCCTGTTGGCAATCGAGATCGATTTAAGCCGCAACGAACTCGTTGCAGCGCAGGGGAAGCTTGATCATTTCCAGATCGTGGGGCCGGCCATCTGGGCGCGCAGGCTGACGACAACGAGGCCGACGAACGCGAGGACGATCAGGGCGGCGAGTGCAGCGGACAGAGCGATCATCGGCGCACCTTCTGCTTTCCGATCAGCAACACCTTGATTGCAGCGTCACGGCACCAGACCGAAGCGACGTAAAGCCCGCTTGAAATTCCCAAAAGTCTGTCTGCTATGAAGTCACGCATTGCGGTTCCTCCCTTGCAAGCGCTCGATTTCACGACGATGCCAGTCCAGACGGTCGCTATGCTCCGCGATGCGAACAGCTCTGCCGAACTGTTCCCACCAGCGGGTGCCAGACCCTTCCATGAGTTCTTGAAGAAGCTCGAAACCGACATCCGACCGCAGCAGCGCGACAAGAGAGTCGGCGCCGGGTTCCGTGCGGCCTTCGAGCCAAAGCTTTGCTGCCCGCTCCGAAATGTCGGCACGGCTGGCAAGGTTGATTGCGGTTTTCGACGGCCACAAACGGCGGGCAACACCGCAAACCACGTCAATAAGGGGAATCTTGATTCCTCTCTTAGGGAATCCAGACTCTTGAAAAAGAGGTAATGTACGAGTCATCAGCGATCACCCAACGGAGAATGACCTTGACGCCCACAGACCTTGCAGCAGCAAACACAACGCTCATCATTGCGCTGACCGCCGCGATTTATAAGCCGATCGATAACCCGGCTGACTTTCTCGAACACGTTGCGAACGAGTTGTCGAACCTTGCCCCGGCCCTGCCCGGAGAAGCCAAAGAGGCCACCGAAGCAACGGTCGCTTTCCTGATGGCTTCCGAGCCACGCTGACCGGCGCTCACGAAGCGCGGCAGTGAATTCTGAATAATCATTGGCAATCATCATTGCGCCCCTCTGGGAAAAGTGGGGCGAACCTCAAAACACGCATTCAACGACAGGCGAGAAATCCGCAGGCTTCAATTCGATGCCTTTAGCTTTCGCAGCCTGAAGGATCGCAGAAATATGCCAGTGAGGCACAATCCCGCCGGTCCCGCCTTTTTCCCTTGGTGTCCGCCACCGCATGACCGTGTGAACGCTCACGTCAGCAGCTTCAGCCAAAGACTTAAGGCCGTTGAATTTTTTGATGATCGTGTTTGCCGGTTCGCATCTCATGCAAGCAATGTACGATAAACATACAAAAAGCACAAGCTCAAATGTACGATTTTCCTAACTGCAATACCGGTCAAATTGTGCGAAAAACGCACATGCGCGACGAAACCCTAAAAACCTATATCAACTGGATAAAAAGCGGACTGGATCAGCCTGGTAAAACCCAGAGCGGGCTAGCCAAGCACCTTGGCATAGCTCATCCGCAAATAAGCCTGCTGGTGAACGGCAAGCGAAATTTGAAGGTGGATGAGATACCAAAGATCGCCGCGTATCTTGGTATCGACCCTCCGAACGTGGAGGCGCGGCCCCTTGCCTCGTCAACCATGCCTGTGCGTAAGGCCGGGATGGTTGAGGCCGGAGCTTTTCGCGAGGCTGACGAGTTCGACCAATCCGAACCGGATGAAATGTTTATCGAGCCTGATAAGCGGTACCCAAATGCTCGCCGCATGTATTTCGAGGTTCTGGGGGACTCGATGAATGATCTACGCCCCACACCGATTGTTCCCGGCGCAAAGTGCGTATGCGTTGCCTTCGAAGACATCGCGCAGGAAGTCGACCTCCGTGACGGCATGATCGTTGTTGTCCAGCGTTCGCGGGACGGCGGGCATTTTCGCGAATGGTCAGTCAAGCAGATCGCCATGTTCGAGGATCGCGTTGAGTTTTTGCCGAGATCCACGAACCCGCGCCACAAGCCGATCGTGGTCGAACGCGACCATGACGCTGATGATGGCGTCATCGTAGAGGTGATCGCATTGGTTCGGCGCATCATCAACGACATCCCCGACCTCGACTAAACCAGCGCGATGCCTTCAAGACGGCCGATCAGGCAGTCGCAGTGCCTGCACCGATAACGGATCGTCTGAAGAAAGTTGCTATCCACAAGGTCTTCCGGATAGCACGGCGCATCATCCACATTCGGCACATCAACCGTCTTCATGGACTCGCGCATGCAGTTGTCGCAACGGATGCGCAGCTCGAACCGTGCTTTGTATTCTAGTGCGGCAGCATACATTCTGTTCTCCCTTCGTTCTCATTTAAGCCAGAACTAAATCAGAGAGTCGAATCGATTCTTCGCTGGCGGTCGTATTTTTTTAATTCAGCAATTCTGTACGATTTACGTACACAGCCTATTTACAAGAATGTACGATTAGCATACATTCCTCTCCATCAAAGGAGAGCGACATGCTTACAGTCTCACTTGAAAATGATTATCGCGCCGGACAGGTAAAGCGCACCAGCGCCGGCCAGAGCGAAAAACAGAATACCGCATCCGATCTTGGTGTAGTCGGCTGGCCTGCCTTCCTTGGCAACACCTTCACCAACGAAGATGCAGCCCGCAATCGGCGCACCGAAAACAGCCGCGAATGCGACCCCGCTGACGACGAAATTCAGAGCGGCGGCGATCATCTTTTCTTCTCCCCTGTAGCTCGGATCATCCTAGCGCAACACGCGGAGGTGGTGAAGCTGGTGGAGATGACGCTGCTTGGCGCAATTGTGTTTTCCATTTGCTTTGCAATGACCGCCGGAATTTGACCATGCCCCGCTTCGAGATCAATTACGGTTTCGAGGAGGTCACCCTGCCGCAGTTCGGCAAGGGCATGTTCCTGGATGGGACTGCCGTGCTTGCAGACGATGACAGCGACGGCGAGTTCTTCATCTCGGAAATTGTTCTCGACGGACACACGCTTGATCGCCGCGACAGGTTCGAGGCCGAGCTTTTCAAGAAAATAGCAACCGCAATTTACTCCGACGATGAGGCCAGCCGCGCATACGCTGACGCATGGCGAGATCGTTGCGAAACCATGATGGAGAGCCACGATGCACATTGAAACCACAAACGACAAAGAACTGACCCAAGTTATGGCCGACGCGATCCTGCGTGTTGGCGAGGGCTGCACTGAGACCGATCTGCGTGAATGGTTCACCCCGAAAGAGATCGCCCGCTGCGGCACGGCGGCAGTTGCCCGCGCTCACGAGGCCAGCATCGAGAACCGCCGCGCCCGTAACCCCATCGTTCGCTACGCAAATCTGCAGGCTGCCGAGTGATGGCGATGAGCAACAAATACCGCGCAGAACAATACATCTCGATCAGCGCCAGCGAGAGCGGCGAAGAGGTTGAGCTGCTGATGGTCGTGAACTTCACGGTTCACCCCGGATCGCCGGCCACCACGATCGACCCGGCAGAGCTTCCTTCGGCTGAGGTCGATAACGCCCAATTCTTTTTGATGCAGAACGGCAAGCCAAGGCCGGAACCTGTTTCGATGATGGTTTGGATGATCGACCGTTTTACCGAAGGCGAGGCCTTTCAGGAATGGCTTCTTTCCGAAGCTGACGATCAGCATCAGGCCGCACTCGAAGACCACGCCGACCAGCGCCGCGAGATGATGCAGGAGGAACGGCCGTGAGCAAGATCGCCTGCGAAGAAGTTGGATATGAAGTCGGTCAGGTATGTGGTCGGGAAGGATGCATTGGCGTTCTGGAAGAACACGACACGGACCAGAGCTGTAGCTGCCACATCAACCCTCCGTGCAGCAAGTGCACTACTCCCCGCGAGTATTGCCCGGTTTGCAAGTGGGAAGCCGAATACGATCTCGTCGTTGAGGCGGAAGGAACCGTCTACTTCGCTCCGATACCGTTTGTCGAGAAAGTCCGCCGTGTGCTGGACCCATCGAAGATCGACTACACAATCAGCATGCACAGCAACTCATCGCAGAAAGTCGAGGGCGTATATCCGGCCGGCACGACGCGAGAGGACGTTGTAGCGCGGGTGCAAGGCACCTTCGGCGGTCGTTTCGAGCGCTTCGGCGGCGGCAAGTTCACCTACATCGCCTACACGGACTAACCGCGACACCGCCCCGCCAAGGGCTTCAGACAAGGGATAGGGAAATGAGCGAACAAATCGCGGACGACTACAATCGAATAGTTTGGCGTACTGCTGCCAAAAACCTTGGATGGCGATGGTCTGACGCACACGGTGGTTACATCAGCGAAAACCACAGGCAGAGACCAGACGAAAACCCAGACGGATGGGGTTCATACGAAGTCGCGCCCGACGCTGAACACGCCTGTTTTTGGGACGGAATAGAGACGATAGCGCAGGCTGAAAGCATGCTGCCTCCTCCATCCCCCACCAAGTAACCACACCACCCAGCGGGCTTTGTCAGCGTACCCGCGCATGAAAGGGCAGGAAATGGCAGATAGCATCAAAACGGCACGCGGAGACGATCAGTATATGCTTCGCCTTCCTGCTGGCATGCGAGACGAAATCAAAGCATCAGCAGACGCGAATGGCCGTTCTATAAACGCTGAGATTGTTGCTCGCCTCGTGGGTCATCAGTCTCTTCGGGATAAATTCGCTGGTCAGGCTCTGACGGGTCTGCTTGCCCATCCTGATCACGGGGCTAACAACTACCGAGGCGATACCGCTCACTTTGCCTATCTTTATGCCGACGACATGATCGCCGCCCGAAAGGCTGGTGCGTGATGGACGCTTTCTCCACCACCAGCACACCAGAAGCGGATGCGATGAGCCTCATCCACTCCGAGACGATCACGGTGCCAGGCATCTACCGGATGAGCGAGAAGGCTTATCACGCCGATCCGGCGCCGACGCCCAGCTTGAGCCGGTCGATTGCTGAAAAGCTGATCCTTGAATCGCCGCGCCACGCCCGAGCTGCACATCCGCGCATGACGGTGCAGGACGAGACACCGGAAACGAACAGCCGCACCCGCGATATCGGCAGCGCGACACACGCCATCTTGCTTGGGCAGCAGACGGAAATTGCTGTTCTGAAATATCCAGACTTCAAGACCGGCGGCGCACGTGCACACCGCGCCGAGGTGCAGGAGCGTGGCGGCATTCCTCTGCTGGAAAAGGACTTCGAGACCGCATCCGCTATGGTCGAAAAGGCCCGCGCCGTGCTGATCGATAACGAGCATCCGGCCATCCGCTCGATCGTCGACCCTGATCCAGACGCAACCGTTTTCAACGAAGTGACGGCGGCATGGATTGACCGTTGCGGCGACAAGTGGGCGCGCGCACGCATGGACCGGCTCAACCTCGCGCCGAAGCTGGTGACGATCCTCGATTACAAAACCACGGAATTGAGCGTGGCGCCGGACGCCGTGCAGCGCGCGATCTACAACAACAACTATCATTTTCAGGACGCGTTCTATCGCCGGGGAATCCGCGCGCTCCTGCCCCAGATCGACCGGCACGAAATGCGCCTCGACTTCCTGTTCATCACGCAGGAACAGGAGCCGCCTCATGAGATCACCGTCGCCCGTGTCGACGCCGCCGGCCGTGTCATCGGCGAGAAGATGGCATCCGCCGCATTCCTGATGTGGCGCAAGTGCCATTCCGAAGACTGGTGGCCGGGATATCCGGGCGAGATCGTCACCGCCGAAATGCCCGCATATATTGATACGCGGTGGTGCACCAAGGAAATCGAAGATCCGCACCTCCAAGGCCTAGGGAACGATCCCATGCCTTTTTATGAGCTGCAACCTTATCGCCCGACACCGATAACGGAACCGTGCTGATGGATGACGAATACGATTTTGTCATCACCCGAAAGCCTGATCCGCCGCGAGTGGTCCTTTTCGAATGTCTGATCTGCGAAAAAGAAATCGAAAATCCTCCGACATGGCACCACACCAATTACATCCGGGGTTCTGTGAAAGAGCGTGAGCCGATCTGCAAATCATGCGCCTCGCAATGGGGCAACAAGATCAGCGGTCCAGTCTTCAACCGCCAGAACTTTCATACGCTGAAACAGCTATCCGCGATGATCACAAGATTGCAATGGGAGGTTAGAAATGGATCACGACATTGGTAACGCCTTCGATGTGCCTGAGATCATCCGAGGCCTGCATGCCGATCTGATCGAATTGCGCGCCGGCAAGATCACAGTGATTGAAGCCAAGACACGCGCCGAGATCGCAAAACAGATTTTTAACGGCCTCCGCATGGTCGTTCAGACACAGCGCTATTTGTCCGAGAAGGCAAAGCCCATCGCGCATATCTCCGAGGAAAAGCAATGACCAACTACACAGACGGCGTGCGCGACGACACGTCACTCATCATCGGCATCGCTGGTGCATCTGGCTCCGGTAAGACAGTCACGGCCCTGCTGATCGCTGAAGGTTTGGCCGGTGATGATGGTGAGGTCGCATTCATCGACACCGAGGGTGGCCGCGCACGTCACTATTTCCCGACTTCAGGTGACAAGCGATCAAAGGCAGAGCTGCGCAAGGAATTTCTATTCCGCGTCAAGTATCTCGACATGCGCCCGCCTTTTAGCCCGCGCGCCATCTGGGAATCCATCAATGAGGCAATCAGGATCGGCGCAAAGGTTGTCGTGGTCGATTCCGCTTCTGACGAGTGGGAAGGCATCGGCGGTCTTCACGACATGCACATCTCCGAAATGGCCCGTTTGGCGAAAAAGCCCTATGAGGAATTTCAGGATTGGGAGCTGCACAAGTACAATTTCCCGGCTTGGGCAGTTCCGAAGGCCGAGCATAAGCAGCACCTCATGAAGAACCTGCGGCAAGTCCGCGCGCACGTCATTTTCTGCTTCCGCGCCAACGAGGTAACGAAGCCGGTTGAGGTGACAGATGATCGCGGAAAGAAGCGCATGACAGTGCAGAATGTCGGCTGGCAACCGATCTGCGAAAAAAACATGCTCTACGATCTGACGATCTCGTTCATGGTCACCCCCGATGCCAAAGGGGTGCCGCTCATGCAGGGTGGCCAGTTCTACGGCAAGCTCAACCCTCCATATTCGCAGTTTTTCGAGCCTGGGAAACAGGTTTCCGTCGAGACTGGCGAGCGGCTGGGCGCCTGGGCGCGCGGTGAGCAGTCACCATCACAGAAACGACCTGTAGCGGACCAACAGGTCGAAGCGGGGGCCGACACCCCCTCCCAAGCGTCGGCCCCCGCCCATGATTCCGCGCTGCTGTGGAACTATCACGCCCAGCTCGCAGCGACCGGCGACAAGGATGCAATGGTCGCAGTTCACACCAAGATGAAGCCGAAATTTAAGAGTGCGGCTACGCTGGCCAGCGCCGAGAAGGTCTTCACTGCGCACCGCCAACGGCTCAACGGACTGGCCGACGACGCCGCAACCGCCACTTACGTTTCAACTGTGATCGACGGGTGAAGCCATGAGCACATTGGAAGAGATCAAGAAGGCGCTGGAAGGCGTGACGCCCGGACCATGGAAGTGGTTCGGAAACGCCAGCAGCAACTCCGTTTACCTTGCTACCACACACAGTGGTCGACGCTACGTTATGGATTTCGTGCGATGGGGAATGAAAGGTGCGCAGCCTCGATTTCAGCCGGAACGCGGCGGCATGGTTGATGCCAAAGACCTACTGCAATTTGAAGTGGGTGATCGTGATATCGTCGGTATGGACGCGGCGAAGAAAGACGGCAGTGTTTACCGATACGATGTGCGCGGGATCGATTGCCCAGATGCGCGATACATCGCCGCCGTCAACCCTGCGGCGATCTCCGAACTCATCTCCACCCTCGAAAGCTTGCAGCGCGAGAACGAGGAACTGCGCAAGGGCAACAATCACATCGCCGCTGAAAAATCTGGCATCGCCAAAAACGCGCACAGCAACGTCGATTACTGGAAATCGCAGTACGAGGCAGCAGAGGCCGAGGTGAACCGTCTCCAAGCCGAGATTGACCGCAAATCCTCAATGCCCGGCGATCATCGATATTGGGAAGGCCGGTATCGGGATGAGGCGGCTGAGAATGAAAAGCTGCGGGAAGCGCTGACCCCTTTCGTTTTGGCATTCGAGAGCCGCAGAGAAACTTACAGCAAGCGGTATCGATCCAATCGACAGCTTGGATACGCCAATTTCGACAAGATGCCCGACGATTGGGCGATGGAGAAAGTCGCCTTCAACATGGGGACGTCTCGCTGTGCTCGTAAAGCTCTCTCCAGCGCAGGAAGAGACCCGCTCAGGGAGTTCGACGCACTAGTTGAGGGGCCGAGCTTTACGAAAATCGCCAGCACAGGAGGCGAACACAATGCAGAGTGAAGTGCTTAACGTCATCAACGACCTAAAGCTCGATATGACCGCGTCTTCTGTAGATGACGTGACGATCATCACTCGGGCACAACTCGAAGCCATCGAAGCCGCCCTGTCCGCAGCGGAGCCACATCCCGCGCCATCCGTGGCCGTGAAGGCTTTGGAATGGAACCCTTATCGCGCTGAAACTCCCTTTGGGTGGTACCAGATCGAAGACCAACGATCTGTTCCAGAAAGCGAATTAAAGGGCCGACCGCCCTTCCTTCTCTTCGGCAGCCGGTTGGATTACTCACGCCATGCAACATTAGAGGAAGCCAAAGCCGCCGCCCAAGCCGACTACGAAACCCGCGTTCGCTCCGCCCTCTCCGCACAGGTGCAGGACGTGGCGGGGTTTCAGCAGCGTGTTGAAGCCGCACACCGCGCCTTATTTCACGACGACCCCACAGATGTTGAAGAGCGCCGCGCCCGGTTCTGGGAAGAAGCAGGAGAGACGGTTCAAGCGTTCGGGATGACAGAGGAAGATGCAATCCAGCTTGTGCGCTACACATGGAGCCGAGCCAAAGGCGAGCCAGCCAAAGAAATTGGCGCGGCCATGTTGACGCTTGCATCCCTCTGCGTTGTGGCGGGCTACAACCTGTCAGAATGTGCCGAAACTGATCTGGAGAAGCTTCAGCGTCCCGAAACTGTAGCCCGTATTCGCGCCAAGCGTTCGACACGCCACGGTCGTGGTCCACTTCCCGGATTCAACCCCGCAGCACCCGCAAAGCAGGAGGGCTGAGACGTGGCCGAGCACCTGCCCTACATCTATCGATGGGACCGCCAAGGCCGCAAAGGCCAGCCCTGCGATGTCCTGATACGCACGAAGGTTATGAATAGCTGCCTCGTCCGGTTTGGCGACGGCTACACCATGGTCACAAGCCGCAATGCGCTTATGAAGAACCGAGCGGCGCTTGAAAGGAGCGAGGGATGACGGCCAAGGCTGATGTTCTCATGCTCACCGACGCCGAGTGTGCGAAGCGCATCGGTATGCAACCCGATGATTTCAAATCCGCACTTCCGACGCTTGAGCTATCTGGTTTCCCCGTAAAAGACCCGCTCTTCAATCAGCGCCGCTACTGGCCGGCTATTCAGGCTTGGCTTGATCGCCGTTACGGACTCGCGCCATCATCGAACCAGAGCAATACCGCTCTGGATGGAGAAGAAAAATGGAAATGAACGCCCCTGGCTTTAAAGCCAGAAAGAGGGCTGACGGCAGCGCCTACTATTGGGTGGCAAACGCCGGTAAAGCCGATATCAGCAACTACCCCACCAAAACAGTGCGCCTGACCGGCACCATGGACGAGATGTCTGCGATGTGCCGGAAGCTTCAGGCCGAGCTGCGCGAATGGGTATCGGGCAACAGCGCACCGAACATCACACGGTTCGACGGCACTCTACGATCTCTCATCCGGCTATATCAGCACACGCCGGAAAGTCCGTATCACGGCATCAAGTCAAACACCCGCGAGATGTACGATGAAAACCTGCAGATCATTGACGCATCGGTCGGAAGCCGCGTGCTGTCGAAGCTCACCGGCCTCGACTTCATGCGCTGGTACGCCAACTTCAAGAAACCGGCCGAGGACACACTAAAGCAAGCCGCCAGACGCGCAGAGGCAGCAAAGGCGGGAATAGTGCTGCCGCCGAACCCGGAGCGCCCCAGTCGGGCGTACAAGGCTATGCAGTTGCTGCGCATCGTTGTCAGGTTCGGAATCGTGCTCAACATCACCGAGTGCTTCCGGCTATCGACCGTACTCGAAACGCTCGAGTTTTCGCCGCCCAAGGCCAGAACCAAAACCATCACGTTCGAGCAGGCCCAAGCTGTATGCGACAAAGCAATGGAGCGTGGCTTGATGTCGATCGCAATTGCCCAGGCTCTACAGTTCGAGCTTACCTTGCGGCAGATCGACGTTATCGGACGCTGGGAAAAGGCACGGGACATGAACGGCGGGATAACTGATCGCGGCAAACGTTGGGTTGACGGCCTGCTGTGGTCCCATATCGGAGCTGACGGCATTCTTGACAAGGAAACCAGCAAGACCGGTCAGAATGCTGTCCACGACACAACGGCATATCCCTTCCTGCGCAAATATCTCGACATGATCCCCGCCGAGAAGCGGATCGGCCCTGTCATCGTGAGTGAAGTAACCGGCCTCCCCTATAAGGAGCGCCAGTTTGCCAGAACATGGCGGAAGATCGCGCAGGAAGTTGGCATTCCTGATGATGTATGGAATCGCGACAGCCGTGCCGGTGGCGTGACCGAAGGTTCCGATGCTGGCGCCGATATCGAACATCTGCGGCACCACGCGAACCACAAAAACATCCAGACGACGACGCGCTACAATCGCAAGACCATCGACAAGACGCGCAATGTCGCCGAGCTGCGTATCGCTCACCGGACCAACAAAAACGGTTCGTGAACATTCTCCGGGGAACGCGTGAGGAACGCCGGGGAACGCCTATACTAAAGCCATTTATCGAAGTGATTGAAAACCCATAGAAAAATGCTGGTGCGGACGGCGGGACTTGAACCCGCAAGACCAATGGTCGGCAGATTTTAAGTCTGCTGCGTCTACCGATTTCGCCACGTCCGCATTGTCGCACCGCGTGCCAACAGGCCCCGGCGCTACAAAATTGCCTTGTCATTCCTCAGGCGCAGGATCGAACGAGACCCTGACCCCAAGCACCAACAGCGCCACATCTACACAGGCCGCACCGTTTCGGTCAACCGGGCCTTAGCCACACCAGGACTGATTTTTTGCCGAGACCGGATGAGCCAGGCCTTCCCGCACGAGTTGATCGGCAAAGGATACGCCCGAACGTGAAATCCGTTTGCGTTCCATGGCTTGCCCGCCGGCTGTTGCCGACGACGCCACATCGAATGCGCCGGCATTCAGCATATCCCGCAACCGCACCTTGGCAATGAAACCGCGCTGACGCTCTTCCATGCATCGCGCCCGGTCGATCTGCGGGACCTCGATGCCGGCGAGCTGCATTTTCACGCCCTTCATCCAGAAGGTATTGCCATCGGCCACGCAATTGGTGAGACCTGAGCGACCGCAAAAGGCAAAGGCGCCGCTTTTTTCTCCCAGCGAGACTTTTTCGACCGAAGGGCGTGTTTCCGGCAGGATAGCGGCAACCTGGCTCTGCTGTGCCGCAGGCGGCATGGCAATCGAGCGTGGCGGCACCGGACCATTGATCGGTGAAACCGGCGATGCGGGGCGGATGGCCGCCACCTTCTCCGGTGCGGCCGTCTCGCGTTTGGCGGCTACGGCGATCTTGGGGGAATTTGTAGTCGTGGATGTTGCCTTCGCGACATGCCGCTGCGGCATAAGACTGTCGCGATGTTCGTAAGCCTGAATGCCGCCAGCCACGACGCCCAGCATCAGCACCCAGGGCCAAACGCTGCCGCCGGCCGATTTCTTCGCCGTACGGCGTCGCGTTGTCGGTTTTCGATTGCTCAC